GGCTGCACCGAAGGCGGCCAGTGTACCGCTGACGCCTGGCAATATGCCGACGGATGAAACGGCGGGCAGTAACGCAGCCGTGAAGGACGAAAAGCGGCGGATACTAAAAGCCATGCCGACGGCAACGGAGAAGGAATTTGCCGGGGATAAGGCAGGCGATAAGGCCCCGATTCAGAAAAAGCGGCTTTTGGGCGCGGGCAAATCCGGGCGCGACACTACGGGAGCGGCGGTATAATGGCGACACCTGCTGACGGTAAAAAAATTGTTGAGATATACAACCGACTCGATAGCGACAAAGCTGCGTATCAAGCGCATTTGCGCGAAATATCCGAGTATCTAGTAGCGGTTAAATTTCTTTATGATCAGTGGGTCGCGGGTGGGAAGAGGCACAAAAACATTTACGACGGCACAGCAATCCGGGCGCATCGTGTTTTTGCCAATGGGTTGTTCGGCAATCTGACGCCGCAGGCAACGCCGTGGTTTTCTCTGACTGTAAAGAATAAATCCATCGCGGAAATATCCAACGTGAAATATTGGCTGGCCGACACGACTGACCGCATGCGTTCAGCCACAAACGCCTCTAATGCCCCTTTAGCGCTTCAGCAGATTTACAGGGCCGAAGGGTGGGCTGGGACTGCGGTGCTTTATGTCGAACCAGGGAAACGATATGCGCTGAACTGTCAGGCGTTTTCCATTGGAAATTGCTGTGTGTTGGAGGATGCTGAAGGCGTTGTTGATTCGGTTTATCGTCTCGAACGGTTTACCTGTCGGCAGATGATTCAGAAATGGGGGGATAAATGCTCTGAGAAGGTTCAAAAGGCCCACAAGGATCAAAAATATACCGAAACATTTGACGTGATCCATGCTGTATATCCGCGTGACGACTATAATTGGAATAAAGCCGATAACCTCAATATGCCGTATGCGTCAGTATGGGTTGAAAAAGAGGCAAAGAATGTCCTGGCTGAATCCGGTTATCAGGAATTCCCCTATGCCGTGCCGCGATGGGAGAAGGACGAAGGCGAGCAATACGGCCGTTCTCCGGGGATGGACGCGCTGCCCGATGGGCGGATGCTTAATCAAATGTGTTACGATAACTGGCGCGGCATTCAGAAACAGATTGACCCGCCGCTTCTGGCGACCTCCGAGGCCGCTCTGTCAACGACCGTCACGCGTCCCGCAGGGATCATCTACCACAAACCGGGGCATGAGCCGAAGCAGCTACAGAGCAATGGCCGTTTTGAAATTTCGTTGGAAGTGGAAGAAGGGCGCCGGAAAGCAATCAAAGACGCTTTTTATAACGACCTATTTCAACTGCTGGCGTCTGATAACCGGACGGACCGGACTGCCTATGAGATCAGCAAGCGGCTAGAAGAAAATATTTATATTTTAGGGCCAGCTCTTGGACGGCAGCAAGTGGAGTTGCTGGACCCATTTTTAGGACGGGTTTTTTGGCTTCTTTTCCGTGCGGGAGCTATTTTGCCGCCTCCTCGCGAACTGATGGGGCAAGGGCTAGAAATTGAATATACTGGCCGCCTGGCGCTTATGATGAAAGCCTACGAGACGCGCGCAACGGTGGACACGCTCAACGCGGTTGCCCCCCTGGCACAGATCAACCCCGAGATCATGGACAACTATAATCTGGATGAGATTGCACAAGGTACCGCATTGAGGGCAGGTGTCCCGGTGAAATATCTGAATCCGCCTGAATTTGTCGCAGAGATCCGGCAGAAAAGGGCGGAGGCGTTGAAGGCGCAGCAGGAAGCGGAGACGCTCGAACGTGCGGCGCAGCAGATACCAAACCTCGCAAAAGGGGCCGAAAAGGGCAGTGTTTTGGAGGCTCTTAATCAGTGAACGATTTATTTATTCAGGACCACGAACAACTGGAACGCGAGCAAGAGGCGGCGGCGGAGAACACGGCAAAGCAACTCCGAATCAATTTCGGTGTGACGTTCTCCACGCCGGAAGGGTTTGAAGTGTTGAAGGCGCTGCAATCGTTTTGCCATGACAACGAGGTTACATATTGGAAGGGCGACACGCACGAAACGGCATTTCGGGAAGGCGAGCGAAACGTCTTTTTATTCATCAAGTCGCAACTATCAACCGAATTGCGGCAAAAACTTTAAGGAGGTCATGACGGTATGGCGGATGATCAGAATATGGATTCTGGCAATGACCAGGGAAATCAAGACGGAAATTCTGACAATCAGAACGCACAGTCGTTAACCATCAACGCGGAACTGTTGGGAGAGTTCAGAGACGATCCTGTTTTTAAACCGTTTGAGGGCAAGGGGCTGGGCGACGTATTTAAGAGCTACAAGCACGCTCAAACCCTTGTTGGCGCGGAAAAGATACCGATTCCCGCGGGAAAATTGAACACGCCGGAGAACTGGAATTACGTCATGGATAAGTTGGGGCGTCCGAAGTCTGCCGACGGCTACAAGTTGGAGGCGAATCTGCCTGAGGGGTTCCCGAAAGACGAGAAGTTGACGGCAGGATTTAAGCAGGTGGCTCATTATCTGGGGTTGTTACCGTGGCAGGCGGAAGGGCTTTACAAGTTTTACAACGATGCCCAGGTGGAGGCGTTCAAGGAAATCGAGGCACAGATGTCCTCGCAGGCCGAAAAGACCGAAGCGGCACTGATGGCCGAACTGGGGACAAAACAGAAATACGATGAGTTTGTTCGGGGTGCTGACGCTGCGTTACAGCGTTTCGGTGGCTCGCCTGAGGACATTGCCGCTTTTTCGGAGAAGTTCGGAAATGATCCTATTGCCGTAAAAATCCTGGGCAACGTCGCAAAGGCTATGATGGAAGACGCGGCTATTCGAGGCGACAAAAACTTTGATCTCTTTGGTGAAGACGCAGCGGCGAAGGTTAAAAACATCATGGAAGACAAGGCAAACCCGCTTTATGAAGCATATTGGAGCGCGAGCCATCCGCAACACCAACACGCAGTTGACGAGGTGGCGCGTCTGATGGCCGCGATCCACGGCGACAAGAAAGTGCAGGTGTGATCATGACCGATACTTTTGACCCGACAAAAGAAGGTAGAAGGGTTGTTAGTAAATTCGGACAGCCAAACGAAAGACAGGTCACAGAGGACCGGCAAAGAGCGGAAGAACGCGAAGCGAGGGTTAAAGATGGCAAGACCGAAGAAAAACAAGACAAATGATTTGCCGGTTGCCTCTCCTCCTCCGGTGCCTCCTGGGGTAGTGGATAGGGTTTCTGAGCTTCCCTATCCGCTACTCCGGGAACTGCAAGAAATCAGCAACAACACGGGCAGGACGTTTGATTTGACGCGCCCCGTGCATGAGTTGGAGGCAATCTGTAACAAGGCCAACAATCCGCCGGATTCGTGGCGGAGACGTTGGGAATAATTAACCAGCGGGCAGCCCGCAAGGGTCCGCGATCAAAGGGGATTAAGAAGTAATTATGTAATTCGGGTAGCTCGTAAGAGTCCGTGCAAGCTGAAAGCCAGCCGTGAACACGACGCAGCGTTAAGCGTCGAGATGGTTTCCGTTTAACGGGCAGAGCCGTCGAAAAATTTGAAACTAAATTTTTCGGAGGTACTTATGAGTTACGAAATTACCACTGCAATGGTGGAACAGTATTCCGCCAATGTTCAAATTCTGATGCAGCAGAAAGAGAGCCGTCTGCGGCAAGTCGTCCGTGTGGAATCGGGCGTTGTCGGCAAAAACGCTTTCTTTGATCAGCTTAATTCAACCGCAGCAGTCAAGCGCACGTCCCGCCATGCCGACACTCCGCTGGTGTCCACGCCGCATGTCAGACGGCGCGTCTCTCTCGTCGATTATGATTGGGCTGACCTGGTGGACAATATGGACCTCAAAAAAGTCCTGATTGATCCGTCTAGCCTGTACGCGATCAACGCCCGGAACGCGATGAACCGCGCGATGGATGACGAATTGATCACGGCCGCATTTGGGACCGCTTACGGCGGCGTGGATGGTTCCACGTCCTATGCCTTTGACACCTCAAACAATCAGATTGCCAATGCGTCAACCGATATGACCCTGGCAAAACTTCTGAGCGCCAAAGAGATTTTGGACGGCAACGAAGTGGATGAAGAGGGGCGTTTTGTCATCCTGGGAAGCAAGCAGGTATCCGCGCTGCTGAATACAACCGAGGTCAAATCAACCGACTACAACACGGTCAAAGCGTTGGCCGCCGGGCAGCTGGACACCTTCTTGGGGTTCAAATTCATCCGGTCTGAGCGGCTGGAAGTCGGATCGAGCATCCGAAAATGTATCGCGGGGCAGAAAAATAGCCTCCTGCTGGCTATCGGTCTGGATATTGTGACCGACGTAGGCCCGCGGCGCGATAAAAACATGGCAACTCAAGTTTACCTGGGTATGTCCATCGGCGCGACCCGCATGGACGAAAAAGGCATTGTCGAAATCGACTGCCTGGAAAGTTAAGGAGGTGAATAACAATGGCTAGTGGAGCGAATTACACCAAATATGCAGCCCCTTCTCCCGCGACATTTATGGGCGCGGAGTGGGGCGGCAAGGTCCGTGCGACGCATGACAGCTACACTTTTGTGAGTGCGGCTAAGGATACCGAAGTCAATGTTGGCGTATTGATGCCGGGCGAAGTCTTTCTGACGGGGTGGGTCATTGGTGCTGATCTCGGAAGCGCGACCACGCTGCAGCTTGGCGACGCGGGCGATGACGACCGCTATTTGGCTGCGACCGTGTTCACTACGGCGGGCCAGTGTACGCAGTGCGCCAAGGCGGAAGGTGTTGGCTACAAAAACACCACCACCAGCCCGATTCCGATCATCCTCAAGACGGGTGTAGAAGAGGCTACCGGCGCGGTCGAGGTGATCATTTTGAAGGCTGCGGCGAATTAACCTTTAACCGGAGCGGGGGCCTCAAAGCTCCCGCTCCATCGGTACGCTGATGGAAAAGGTCACGATCTGCACAAATTGGGACGGTTCCGGTTATTACCCGATTGAATACGTCAACTGGGACCACTGGCTTATTAAGCGCCTATAAGGAGGGAAAAGTGAAAAAAATCATTTTGTCAATTATGGCAACGTTGCTGCTGCTAACCGGCTGCAGTCTCATACAAATAAACAATAGCGAAGCTGTCGTGGTGCAGATAGCCGCGAAGCGCGTGGGGTTTTACGTCGGCCAGAAGAACCCGGAAATTGCGCCCATTGCAAAGGTAATGGCGCAGGGCGTTGTGGACGTGAACAATGATTCGGACATGCTCAAGGCCGCGCTGAATCTTGGCATCGAGGAACTGGTAAAAGTGGTGCCGAACGACCCGCTGCTGGAGTCCGACCTGAAACTGATTGTGTCCACGCTGCAGATCAATGTGCCGGACAGCAAGCTGGACATCGGGCAAATCAAGCCGCTTGTGGCGGCTTTTATTGAAGGCTTGGAAATTGGCGCGGCACATCCCAGGTAGAGCATGGAAACAGCGGCAATCGAAAAAGATAAATACGACCGCATGCACAATGTCCCGGGATATTCGCCGGGTCCTGGCGTGGCTCATGTCAGAACAGCGGAGGGGTATATGCCGCGAGGCTGTTCAGTCATCGACTTTGGGACCGGGACGGGTGACGCAGCACTGGCTTTTCTCTCGCGCGGATTTGACGCCTGGGCGGTCGATATTTCAAAAGAAGGGTTACGGCACGACTTCGGGGAAAAGTTCCTTCAGGGGCCTTTGTGGGCGTTGCCTGATGGCCTTCCGGCGGCGGACTGGGGTTTCTGTTGTGACGTGATGGAACATATCCCGCCGGATAAAGTCGAAGAATCATTGCGGCAAATGGCCGGAAGGGTTGCGAACTGTTTTTTCGCAATCAGCGGCGTCCCGGATTCGTGGGGAAAAAAGATCGGGGAAACGCTTCACTTGACCGTACGGCCTTGTCCGTGGTGGTTTGCCAGGCTGCAAAGTTATTGGGATTGCATCCGACTGGTTGAAGACACGGGAAGCGTGTTCATTTTCGTGGCGCGAGGTGCAAGGCATGACTGACCCTGTTTTGTGGGAATCGAACGGCATTTATGGCCGCGCAGACATTCACCCGATGCCGAAGTGCGCCGGGAACTTCAAGGGCACGGCGGTGGTCTTGGGTTCCGGCCGGTCAATCTGGGATGACTGCGCAAAGATCGACTTTGACAAGGTGGAAGTGATTGCCGTCAATAACATGATCATGCATCACAAGGGAAGGGTTCATCATGGCGTTTCCCTTCATCCAGAAGAGCCGCCGTTATGGAGACAGCTTCGCTGGACAAATCAATGCGAGCCGTCGTATGTGCATACTCATTCACACAGATTGCCGGAAAACAACGACAATTTGCCGCCGCAGGAATTTAAGACACGACATGGCCTTGATTATCTCTGGGTGATTGAAGGCGGGCGTGGGGGATCATCTGGCCTGTTCGCCTGCATGGTGGGGCTGGCGCTGGGTTACGAGCGGATCATCATCGCCGGGATACCACTGGACGGAAACGGGCATTTCTTTGATCCTCCGGGGGCGATCACAAAACAATTTACCGGAACGAATATCAAGATGGAATGGGATAACGCAAATCAAAAATACTTTAACGGGCGGGTGAAATCTCTTTCCGGCAATTCAAGGGAATGGCTGGGCGAGCCGCCGAAAGAATGGGGGTTAAAATGAAAATGAAGAAAATAATGAAAACAGTTATAATTATTATCGTCTGCCTGATTGCATTTCCCGCTTACGGGCAAATCGCTAAAGATAAACCGATTGAGCAAT